AAATTAATTTCTGGTGAAGAAATAATATGTAAAGTTTGTTACTTACCAGAAGAAGATAGTTTATTAATTGAAAACCCTTTAAAAGTAGAAAAAGTATCACATAAAAAAGGATCTCATTCAGGAGGGTTTACTCTTACTGAATGGATCCATGCTAGTTACGATAATATGTTTGTTATTCCTAAAAACACTGTAATTACGATGTCTGAACTTGATAAAAGAATTGAAAATTATTATATTAAAATGTTAAATGATGAAGAACCAAGTAATGAAATTAGTATAAGTCCCGATCATTTATCAAAAAGAATGGGGTACTTGGGTTCAGTAACTGACACTAAAAAATACTTAGAAGATATATTTAAAAGAAGCTAAAAGCTATATTTCTTTTGAACCCTTACAGAGTTATTGTACTGAGTTTATGAGATTCTGTCAAGCCCCCTTGACATCGTGTGTTCATTCCTGTATACTTAAAATACAAAATCAGTTAGAGCCTATGCCGTATGAGCAAGAAAAATACAGAATATTATGTAAACAATAAAGAATTCTTACAAGCAATAACTGTTTACAAAAAACAAGTTAATGAAGCTAAGAAGAACGATCTTGCTCGTCCACGGATTACTAGGTATCTTGGCGATTGTTTTTTGAAGATCGCCACTCACTTATCATATAAACCAAACTTTGTCAATTACACTTTTAGAGATGATATGATCTCAGATGGTGTTGAAAATTGTGTACAATATATTGATAATTTTGATCCAGAAAAATCACAAAATCCTTTTGCGTATTTTACACAAATTATCTATTACGCTTTCTTGAGAAGGATTCAAAAAGAAAAGAAACAACTTGAAATCAAAAATAAAATTTTAGAAAAGTCTGGATACGATCATGTAATGTATACAGAAAATTACAACGGAGATATGGCTGGTATGAATTCCAGTTATTCTGATATGTCTGGCATCAAAGAGTCACTTGAAATGAGGAATAAGCGATGACAATTGCTCTTATTACTGATCAGCATTTGGATGGTAGAAAAGGAAGTTTGGTTTTTTGGGAATACTTTAAAAAGTTTTACGATGAAATCTTCTTCCCCACCCTTGAAAAAAACAACATCAAAACAGTCATCGATCTCGGAGACACCTTCGATAATAGAAAGAGTATTGATTTTAATGTTTGGAATCGTATTCGTAAGCATTATTTTGATCGTCTCAGGGACTCTGGCATTTTTGTTCATATGATTCTTGGCAATCATTGTACTTACTACAAGAACACAAATGAAATTAATTCGCCAGGACTTTTGTTACAAGAGTATGACAATATAGAAGTCTACTCAGAACCAGAAACAGTAATGATTGATGGTGCTAAAATCCTTATGCTGCCATGGATTAACTCTCAAAATTATGAAGAGACCATGAGACATATTGAAGATACTAGTGCCGAGATTGCTATGGGTCATCTTGAACTTAATGGATTTGTTGTTACTCCTGGGACTACCATGGATCATGGTATGGATCCTAATATTTTTAAAAAGTTTAAGCAAGTATTTTCTGGTCATTATCATCATAAATCTTCAAAAGGTAATATTACTTACTTGGGAAACCCTTACCAAATGTATTGGGGAGATTATAAAGACGAGCGAGGATTTCATCTCTATGAACCAAAGACAAATAAACTCAAGCGGGTCAAGAACCCTTATGAGATTTTCCAGAAAATCTATTACAATGATTCTACTGGTTCTCATCTCGGCATCGATTCCAGTCAGTTTACAAATTCTTATGTTAAGATTATCGTAGAAGATAAAAAAGACTATCAACAGTTTGAAGATCTTCTCGAAAAATTATATCAAGCAAATGTAATTGATTTAAAAATAGTAGAAACATTTGTAGATGATACTTCAGAAGAAGAGACTGATGTTGAAATTAAAGATACTCTTACTCTTCTCAATGAATACATTGATGAGGTAGAAATATCAGTTGATAAAAATAAATTAAAACAACTTATGAAATCGCTATATATTGAAAGTTGTGAAGTAGTATAAAATAATGTTCATCATCACGCTACAACACAGAGAAGATGGGGTTTATTCGGTGCTAGCTGATGATGGTGATCATGTCATTCCTTTGTTTGAAGAAGAAGATGATGCTGATAGATATTTAACTTTGCTGGAAATAGAAGATGAAGAATCCCCACCAATGAAAGTAAGACCTATTGACGGTGATGTTATAATAAGAGCATGTACCGAAAGATCCCAAAAGTATTCCATTATAACTTCTGACGACTTTATTATTCCACCAAAATCATCATGATTATTTTTAAAACTATACGATGGAAAAATTTCCTCTCTACTGGAAATGTTTTTACAGAAATTGATTTACTATCAAATAAAACAAATTTGATTGTTGGAACTAATGGAGCAGGTAAGAGCACTATTCTGGATGTTCTTACTTTTTCTTTGTTTGGAAAACCATTTCGTAAAATTAACAAACCGATGCTAGTAAATAGCATCAACGAAAAAGATTGTCTTACCGAAATAGAATTCTCTATTGGTAATAATGAGTTTAAAATTCGTAGAGGTATTAAACCAAATATTTTTGAGATCTATCAGAATGGTGTGATGTTAGATCAATCATCTTCAGCAATTGATTATCAACATCAATTGGAGCAAAATATTTTGAAGATGAATTACAGATCTTTTACACAAATTGTTGTACTTGGGTCTTCTACATTTGTTCCTTTCATGCGTTTGCCTGTAGCACAACGAAGAGAGATTATCGAAGACATTCTTGACATTCAAATCTTTTCAGTAATGAATCAAAATTTGAAAGAAAAGGTTAGAATTATTAACGATGAAGTCAAAGATCATCAATACAAATATGAATTGCTTAAAGAAAAAATCTCAATGCAAAAGCAATTCATGCTTGATATTGAAAAGAAAAATAAAGAAGATATTCAAGAAAAGGAGAGTAAGAAAGAATCTCTGCTAACAGAAGCTCTAAATTATGAATCACAAATCATCGATAACGACAAGGAAATCGACACTAAGACCGCTGCCGTTTCAGACACACAGACTCTTAAAGCAACGATCACTAAAGTTAATACGCTCAGCAACAAAATATCAACCAAACAAAAAACGTATCATAAAGAAAAAATATTCTTTGAGCAGAATGATTCGTGCCCAACATGTGGACAGAGTATCGAGAAGCATTTTAAACAAGAGAAGATCCAGATTCTCTCGGATAAACTTGTTGAGGTGGAAAAAGCTATGTCTGATCTTGGACAACAACTTTCCGATCTCCAAAGTAAAGAGAATACCTTTATTCTTCTGATTGATGAAATAAATGAACTTAATCAAAAAAATCGGCAACTCAATAATGAAATCAAATCTATTCATAAAAGAATTTTTGAAATAGATGATGAGATTAAAAAATTAGAAGACACTACTGTAAATCAAAAAGAACAATTTATAATTCTTAAAGAACTTACGGATCAAAGTAAGCAGGCACAAAAAATTATTTCTGATACAAAAGAAGAAAAAGATTGTTTAACTGTTGCTTCGATGCTTCTCAAAGACAATGGAATTAAAACCAGAATCATTAAGAAGTATTTGCCAGTGATGAATAAACTACTGAATCAATACCTTCAAAATATGGATTTTTATGTCAACTTCACATTGAATGAAAATTTTGAAGAAACTATCAAATCAAGATACAGAGATGTTTTTTCCTATGAATCTTTTTCTGAAGGAGAGAAAGCTAGAATTGATATTGCTTTGCTGCTTACTTGGAGAGCTATTGCTAAACTCAAGAATAGCGTGGATACTAATCTTCTAATTCTAGATGAAATTTTTGATGGATCTCTTGATCAAACTGGCAGTGGTGAACTTAGTTTTATTTTAAGAAAATTCGATGACAATACAAATGTATTTGTTATCACACACAAAGAACAACTTTCTGATAAATTTGATAGAACAATTACTTTTAATAAAATCAAAAATTATAGTGTGGCTGCTGTGACACTTTCTGAACTGGACTAAGGCGGGGGCAACCCCGCTTTTTTTGCTTTATACTGACTTCAGTTGAAACAAACCCATGACCGTCAATCACGAAGTTAAAGGATCTCTCGCTAAATTGCTCGCTACCGAGAATCTTATTATCGAGCACAAGAAAGTTTCTACCGCCTGCTTTGACGTTCTGAATCGTGTTCTGGTACTTCCTATCTGGGATAAAGCTTCAAGCACCGTATACGACCTTCTGGTGGGGCATGAGGTGGGTCATGCTCTATATACCCCTAATGAAGATTGGTCTCAAAAGTATGACATCCCCAAAGATTTTGTGAACGTAATTGAGGATGCTCGTGTAGAAAAATTGATGAAGCGTAAATATCCTGGTCTCGCTCGTAGTTTTTATAACGGGTACAAAGAACTTAACGATGATGATTTCTTTGGCATCGCTGATGAAGATATTAAAAACATTTCTTTGATTGATCGTATCAATCTTCATTTTAAAATTGGTGCCCATGCTTGTATTCCTTTTACTGAAAAGGAACAAGTGTATGTTGACATGACTGAAAAAGCAGAAAGTTTTCAAGATGTTATTGAAATTTGTAAATTAATTTACACAGAAATCAAAGATAAAGTTGAAGAACCTGTAAATCTTCCTGCTAATGTTTCTAAAAATGAACTTGGTCAAGGT